TTAATATACTTTTGTAATTCTAAGTCTTTCGTGCCAAACCCAATAGTTATCACTAGGACCGTGTACACGACACCAACCGTCGATAATCTCGTAAACATAGAACAATTGACCTTTACCATATGTTGTATTAGTCATATTCCAAGAATAGTTACCTTTACCGCCATGTCTATTAAGTATCGTTGCACCAAAGCTATCTGCACGTGCTGCAAAATACTTTTTGCGTTGCCAACCTAATTTTTTAGGTGGTATTTGACCTATAGCAAGCTTGTTTTTAGATTTATTTGCTATTTTTTTCATTTCTTTTGTTTGCTTACTTGCTTTTTTACCATCTCTTGTTTCGTTGTGTTTAAATTCTTTAGTGATGATCAGACGCTCATGCCATACCCAGTAGTTACTGCTTTCTGAATAAACACGCGCCCAACCTTCACGCACTTCATACACGTAAAACGGACTATAACCTGCTTTGTATACTAGATTGGTTTTCTTCATATATCCATTTTTAACATCTTTGCAGATAGTGACACCTGAACTGTCTGCTTTTGCAATATAATGAGGTGTTTTACTCCATACTAAGTTTTTAGGTACTCGTTTACCATTATATTTATTTGTAGCCTTACGTGTCGTGACTGTTTTAATTTTATTAACATCATAGTCTTCGTCAACAAACGATGGCACGATGTAATGTGTTGTTCCATAAAAATTATCGACACGTAGTTTTGCAGGTGTATCTGCATTACCATCAAAATTTTGTTCTAATACAGTTTGTGTGTTGGTTCCTCCACTATTATCCCAAACTAAATAAATGTGACCGTATCTTTGGTATATACCATAGGTACATACACCAATTGCTCCAACTGGTGGTATATAATCTGATGTATTTTTAACAATCTTCCAACCTTTAGGGAATATGTTGAGGATACTGTCTTTCGCATTACCCCACATTCTAACCTTACCATTAGTGATGTGATATACGTAATCAACTGCTAAGTCCATACACTGATATGCCCAACGGTTATCAAAGTCAACAAACTTACCTTTCAAGCTATACATATAGTTGATTGCACTTTGGTAATCTTTTGTTGATGGCTTAGACTTAGGTTTTTCTTTATTTTTACCTTTGTTTCCGGCTTTCTTTTTGCTAACTTTAGGAACTTTAACTCCATCAATATGTTTAGCTACGTAACCGTCAAAAATACTTGTATTACGACCTAAACCACAAGCTTCTAATAAGTTACCCGGATCTTGTTTGTCATACTGTATGTCCTGATGACCTGGCATTTCATTTTTATAGTTAATTTTCCAAAATTTAGTGAGATAAGCCATGATACGTGCTGCATTATCTAACGACTTTAAGCTACGTTTCTTATCTGTGAAGTAACATGCTTCTACACCAAATGCTGCATAGTCAGCGTCAGCATTATACCACTGATTATCTATAGTAGTATTCAACATGACGTGCCATGCTACCTCTGTGACCGGAATACATATAATCGCTTCTTTGTCATCGACAAAAATATGAGCACTTGCTACCATGCTCCAAGCAATATTATACGTATTTTTATAATAATTCACATTATCTTGTGCAGTAGTATTTGGATTCCCAGTATCATGAATAACTGCAAAACTAGGCTTTCCATTTTTAGTGTGTAATGCTTCTCCGTTCCGACGTGTTCCGATAGGCAACAAATCATAACGCACTGGTACTCCATTCCATGTTTCTGCCATTCTATAGGCCTCCTATTCTTTATTAGGTTTCTTATATTCTTGAGCCATTAAACTATCGGATAAACCAGCACTTGTACCGTCTACTGCCGACATATATAGACTTACTAACACACCAATTACAGCAATTGGATTACTAATAAATTTTAATAAAGCTTCTCCAACAGCACCCCAAGTAGTTAATGAATGCCAATCAATTCCTAAATAAACAAGAATAGGCATAAATGCACCTACAATTAATTGAACAATAGCTACAGGGTTATTAAATCTTACATGCCAATTTATTCCTAAGAAATTCCTCATGTATAACACTCCTTTTAGTTAAATTAAAAAGCCGACCTAAAAAGATCAGCTTGTGCGTTATTCCTCAACGTATTTATATTGTTTATCTACAATAGGATTATCATTAAATGTGTATGAGATAGTAAAATTACCTGACTTATTGTTTTTTATGACATGTGAAGTTGCCGTCATTAAATCTTGTGGAAGTTCGTTACTTCTCGTTGTAACTTCATTGCCGAATGTGTCTTTGTATACTACATCAAAAACATTTAACGGCTCGATAAAAGATAGTGCATCAGCGTCGTTTAATACATCTTTATTTGATAATGCAGAGTAATTATCTTTTTTATTAAGAATCTCATTCAAAAAAAAGGGTAGTGAACCTTCTAAATTGAAAATCGCTGATTGATTTACATCAGCTTGATAAGCAATATAATATCTAAACTCGTTCTCGTTACCATAACTAAGTTCTGATAATTTAATATCTTCTTTATTACGCATAAAATCTTCTTTCATTATTCGCACTACTTCTTCTGCGATAGGTTTAGCCATTAATTCAATCCATTGTTCTTGTTCTTTGTCATAAATTTTAGGTATAGCTTTCATTATTCATTACCTCCAGTAGTGTCAATCCAAATTTTAGTTGTGTCAGTCGGCGCGTTTTCTCCAATGACAAAATTTTCTTCGCTTTCAGTTTGATTCTTAATCAATCCATTTTTTACACCATATTCAATCATCTCTTGCCATAAATCATGGTTTTGTGTATTGATCAATTGTTTACCAATCACACTCTCTGTCACTTGAATTTTTGCTTTATTGTCAGACGGGAATACATACTTATTATCAACCCATATTTCTAATGAATACGTGTTTGCAGGGATAATCTGATTGATTACAACATCGCACACATAGGCATTGTCAGATTGCCTAACTGTAGTGTCGTAGATATATTTGACACCCGTACTGTCAGTGAGAAATACTTTTGCAGGTAATCCGTCTAGTTTTAAGTCGTCGTTGTTAGTGTCAGATAAGATGTATCGCATGTGTGATAAGTCGCCTTGTTTAATGCGATTGCCGTCTTGTGAATCATTTAAATTAAGTACATTCATTAACATGTTTTACCTCCAATAAAAAACCGGACTAAAAAGTCCGGTGAATTAGTTATGCATGTGCTTTTTCTGGATCATATTCAACACCCGTTAATTCTAAATATTCTTCCGGCGTTACAAACCCTCTTTTTACAAATAACGCGAATTGTTCATTAGTATAAAGCCCCATCTTATAGTATCTAATTCCTATATTTCTCAAATTATTCACGCTCCAATAGTTGTATAGTTAAATTCGCCACATCATTTTGTACTGTAGAAATTGCATTTTGTGCTTCTAATAATTGAATAGATAAATCAGCAATAATTCCATCTTTTTCATCTGGTATTTCTTCAACTTCATCTGGTTTAGGATGATTGGCTATCCATTCTTCATACGGTGTACCTACCCACTTTTGTCCGTCAAAATAAATAGGTGCATAAAGCCCTTCATCAGGTTTGATTTCTGTAAATTCATCAGTAACTTCATCTGATTTGTCATCAAACAAGAATACTTCGCCATTAGACTTTTTAAAGTATTGTTTATACATTTAAAAACCTTCTTTCTTTATATTATCCACCAAGTATCTAATAAGACTGAGGTATTATCTGGTTGGCCTTGAACAGAAATACTTCCATAGTTAGAAATTCTGAAAATCGTTAAGGTATTTGTAGCTAATCTAGCAATTCCCTTACTTTCAAATGACTGAGTTGGAGCAAATTGTCTAGGAATTTGTGTGAATACTGTACCGGTAGATAAATTTGAAAAATATCCATACACTCTCACAATAGTTATATTTGGGAATTTTAATATTGTATAATTTGGTAATGCATTGTCCGAAAAAGCATACGTTTGAGCTCCATTTATTGCGATTAAATCACTTTTTATCATTTCAATGGAAGTTTTTAAATTTGCTAATTGTTCAGGGGTGAAGTCTTGATATGTGAAAGGGTCGCCTTTATCTCCTTTAGGACCAGCAGGACCACGTTCACCTTGTGGACCGATAGGACCTGTTTCGCCTTTTACTCCTTGCAAACCTTGAGGTCCAACATCTCCTTTTTCGCCCGGTATACCTTGCGCTCCTTGTGGTCCTACTTCTCCTTGTAACCCTTGCGGCCCTTGCTCGCCTTGAGGCCCTTCGTCGCCTTTGGGACCTTTGAATTCTTCGTTGTGTGAAGAAAGGTAGTATTGTAAATCTCCAGTTAATTTATCTTTGAATTCGGTATCTAGTAAGTCTGTTAAATCTTCAGACATGATTTGTTTAACTGTATCTTTAACTAAATTTAGACTGATTTCTTTAGATACAACCTTTTCTACACCACTATCAACAATACCAAACGAGAAGTTAGCGACGTGAATGGAATGTTCGGGACTATCCATGAATAACTTACAGTTTACTTTTCCAATGTGTTTAATCACGTTAGATGGTATATCGTATTGGATCAAACCACTTTCAGGAATTAATACGGCGATTGTTTCATCGATGAATACAGAACCATCTTCCATGAATAAATCGAGTTTAGGTTTCATATCTGTTTTAGTTAAATCAACCGGACTGTCATTATAATTAATTCTAATTCTGATAAATGCAGTATTCTCATCTTCTGTATAGAAACGACTACCAATATCTCCTATATCAACATTTCTAGGGTTGATATGCGTTTCTACATCTGTCATTTTGATTATCATATACACACCTCTTTCAATTATTAAAGGCTACCCACTCACAGTGAATAGCCTTTTATCTATATTTATCTCTGATATAATACATACCTTTTAATCCTACTTTTTTGTATAAGCTGTTTATTGTTGTTGCTTGGAAATTACACCACTCAATGGCAGTAGCATACTGCATATAGCCTGGATTTTTAGGATTCCAACGCATTCGGTATAAAGTGTTCTTTCCTTGATTAAAGAATTGCTTCCTAACGAACTTAGCACCACCTATAATACCGTTACGTGGACTCGTCCAACCTTGTCGTCTAGCGTATGCTATAGAAGCGTTAGGGTTGTTATCATATGCTGCAATACCAAAGTAATTGTATATACCATAACGTCCACTTGCGTAGTTACTACGTCCATATCCACTTTCTAAGAAAGCATGAGCAATTAAGTATATTTCATTTACGTTGTATTTCTTACAACCGTCTGCGAAAGCTTTACCTTGACCGGATAGAGTACCTTTGCCTTTAAGTATCTTATTCAACTTACTTATTGGTATACCTTGATACTTACCTAAATCCAACATTTGATACCTTTGTACTGAACTATTCCATATAGTGTTAGGGTTCATATACTTACTTGTTTGTGACCTAGAAGCATTCCCCCAACCCCAACTATAAGATTTTTGAGGCATACCATGTGCCATTTGAGCATTAAGTGCTTGTTGGAAAGTATATTTACTTTTCTCTACAACTACACGAGGTTTATTCGAAGTTCTGTTTGTTGTTTTGCTTTTTTTGTCTGTCGGTTTGTCGTTCTGTTCAGGGTTATCGACCGAAGTTTTAGGTTTAATCTTTATGGCTGTCTTTGTAGTTGTTGTGGTAATCGTTTCTGTGAGTAATTTATCTCTTTTTAAATATAAACCTATTATTTTCTTTTCAACTTCTTTATATTTACTTTCATCAGGAATACCGTTTTTGATTAAGTCGTAATTAATTAAATCTTTCATAGAACGCCATATATTAGGGTCTGCTTTGATTGATGATTCAGATAGTTTTACCTTACTCCAACTTAGCAACCAAACGCCGTAGATTAACGCTCTGATTTGATTGAGCATGAATTGGCGTTTACTCTCTGTTTGTCCTCCGCAAACTTCCATAACAAGCCAACCCGGATGTTCAGGTGCTTCTTCAGAATCAGGTCTAGGCGTCCATACACGCTCACGGTCTATATATACATGAGGGTATTCATCTTCATTCACATATTTATTACGCTGTAAATACAATTCTTCAACAGAACGCATATGTGTACTCTCTTTGATATATATACCTTTTACTTTCCCTATCAACTTTTGACCTTCAACCATATAATGATAAATGTATTCTAAATCATCGTCTAAATCATAAGCAAAAGAAGTATAAGAAACTTTGGTAACCTCTTTAGTTATAGGTTTCGTTTGTTCTTTTGTGTTTTTAGGAGTGTTGTCATTAGAGGGTTTAGACGGTGTGTTACTTGATTTAGATGGTTTCTTAGTTTCTGCATGATAAGGAGGTCTGACGAACCCACTTATACCGTTATAACTATGTTTAATTTTCGCACCAGGCGAGCCTGTATAACCATTTGCACCAATCCAATTTTGATCCACGCTGGTAAAATAACTCTTGGTAGATGGACCTATGACAACAGCAGTATGTCCGACACCGTTATTAAAAGAACCTGTACCCCATACAGCAAAATCACCTGGTTTGGGAACGAAATTAGCTGTATTCCGATAAAATTTAAAACCTTTTGGATAACGATACCAGGCCATAGCTATAGCGTTTCCTGTTGTGAAAAAGCCCCAATATCTTTTAAAAATATAGTTAGGTAAATCCCACAATTTTGTTACGATGACAATCGCTACTTGTCACCTTCTTCATATTTCTATGAATGTTCAGACTATATCATCAACCATTTAGGTTGCCCCCCGTTTCCACTCGCTTGAGTGTACGTCTTTCGACTAGTCGTTGCACGTTCCTATTTATAGGCTTCGCTCATGATTGCCTACAACATAACTTGTTTAGGGTTTCCATGAATTAGAGGAGTTTGCTATGATGATTGCTCATCAAAGGTGCTAGATTTAACACTGTGCTCCATAATAACCATCGACATCTAATCTTTTTCCAATTCTACTCTTTGCCCATGCTGCAACTTCCGAAGCAGTAGGTTTTCTTTTTCTAGGACTAGGTAATCCCATATATCCACCTCATTTCTGGGATAATAAAAAGCCAGCGTTAAACGCTGACTTCAAAAAAACGCTTGAGCAAATGCGAATGCACCGCCCACTATAGTACCTGCTAATCCTATTAATGCGACTATCACTTGTACACTACCTTTTTTCTTCGATTCAATAGAGCCTTGTATCGCATTAATTTTTTCATCGTGTGACATCACTTTGTATTTTAAATCTGTCATTTCAGTTCCAACTTTTGTCATCACACTAGTTAAATCTTTAATGTTATGGTTGGTTTCTTTTTGAGCTTCGTATGTTTGTTGTTGTAATGTTGTTTGAGTTTCGACCTTAGTTTTTAAGTCGCTTAAAGCTTCTATATTTTTTCTGTCATTTTCATTTATTTTTTCATATATTTTACCGTTACTTTCTATCCACTCATGCCTCAACACATAGTTATTTTCTTCTGGCATACAAATCAGCTCCTCCAATGTAAGAGACAACAAAACCTGTAGCAGACATCAAGCCCATGTGTACGGTTGTCAACCAATTTATAGAATGATAAATACTTGCACTTGTCATTAGGAAATACAATGCTGCAGACATGAAACCACCAACCAAAATTGTTTTACTAAATTTATCGTTTTGATCACTGTAAGAAACAAAAATAGCAGCAACCATAACGATTATTCCTGCTAGCATTACAATAATTCCCCAAATCCAAATAGGCATAATGTGGTGCAAAGCTAAATAAAACGAACTATCATCTAACACATCGTCTTGCTCTTTAACCCAAAAGAACCCTCTTAAAAATTCTCTAAAACCATAACTAAACGTCATAACAGACGCTACTATTTCGGCTAAAGTTAAATCTTTCATATTATTTTTCATATGCCACCTACTTTACTTTAAAATAAAAACCACAAGTTATTTAACCTGTGGTTCGTAATCTTTACCTGTAGTTTCTTTAAATTGTTCAGGAGTAATCCAACCAACTCTAACAAACTTTTTGAAAGTTTCGTCAGTGTATAATTTTTTCTTGTATAAATCGATTACTATTTTATCCATATTATGCTTCCCCCAATTTTTGATTTGCTTGTTCTTCAGTTATTAGTGCGATGTTCTGCTTTAAACTCATAACCTCTTCTTGTAAATCGACAACTAAGCTCGTTAATTTAGCTATAGCAATATCTTTGTCATCAACAGGCATTTCTACTTCAGGCAACATCTTTTCTAGTTCATCTTGGGTTTGTCCAACCCATTGTTTACCGTCGTAATAGCAAGGTAAGATGATGCCTTGAGGAGGTTTGTTCTCAGTCCATTTTTCATCAGGATAAACATATTCATCTTCTTCGTTTTTGTGAACAATAATTGCTTGTCCATTTTTCCATAAATAAACTACTTTCACTTTATCACTCCGTCCATTCATATTGACCGTAAATGTAATCTGTATCAGTCCACGCTGATGGATCTACAGTAGCGTCAAAATTCACTGTTCCTGATGTATTCAACGAAATACGTCCGTTGTTTTTATTTCTAGGAGCACTTATTGAGAAAAACATTAGGTTTTTGACAAATTCTTTAGGTAAAAGTGCAATAGTCTGTCCATGTTTGATAGTTGTGGCATTAATGCGTAACATTTTCTTAGTAATTCCATTTTGTGTGATTGTTCTGTACGCACTAGTAAAACCACCATTAGTAACTAAGGCGTTATGTGGAGATGCGCTATTCACTAGTTGTAAATCAATCCAACCAGTATCTACAACATCTGAACCCACACGTTCCCAATCACTCCAACTTTTATAAAATCTTTTTTGATAAATAACAGTTGAATTATATGGTTGATATCGTATTAAGATAGCATCTCCATTTCTTTTGTACTTTGTTAACCAACCATTGTTATTAGTTCCGTTCGGATTATTTGAAGTTAGAACAACATATCTCGTACCTATTGGCAATGACATTAATTGCTCGCTGTTATTAAAATCTATTTGTAGGTCGGCATCATAAAAATTAGTTCCATCATCATTAGTAAGTTTGTACTTTTGCCAATTAGCATCTGTGAACTTTTGTTCTACATCACTTGGAGTAGTAAAACCATCATTTTTGAGTGTTTCGTTAAAAGAATTAACTTTTTCATCAATCGTTGCATTAGCTTGATTAACATTAGAATTAAAAGCATCCACATTGCTATCGTAAGTTTTTTTGAACGTATCAGAAGCTAAATCGTAATCCGTCTTGATGGCGTCACGTTTAGCGTCTATTTGTCTTAAAGCTTCTTCTCTCTCTAAGCCAATGCTTTCGTTGGATGACATTAATGCGTCTGTAATTGAAACAATAGCGTCTGCTTGAGCTTTGTTTATCTTAATTAGATAATCTTCAGCTGTTTGTCTTATAGTTTCAATCAACGTTTGTGTATCGCCTATATCTTGCTTGAGTTGTTGCACTTTCTTTTCTAATTCCGAACGCAACTCATCAAACATGCGAATGTAAGACACTTTGATGTCGCTTTCAATTTGATTTATAAGACTGTCACGTACTGTGAATTTAAAGGTACCTAATACTACAGTGTCGTCTTTTCCTACATTGTTTACATCGTTGAGCGATAAGTAAATTTCGCCCAACACTTCAGAATCGACAACGTTTTTCAGAAACCATTGAGGTACCGTAATCCCAATTATCCCTTTCATTGGATCAATGAACTCTACGTCTAATACACCTGATGTACTAGGTCGTTTTTCTTCTGTTCCATTCGCAGCTTTAAAGAAAGCGTAACCTTTAACATTCTTATCACTAATAAGCAAAGGTTTATTATCTTTTTGTACTACAAATTGAAATTTAGCAGTGTTTTTATCAAGATTATAAAAACCGATACCTCTATTAGATATCGGTTGTAAATATGGTTCTTCGTTTAAATCAAGTTTACCTACTTTTTCTAATTCCATTATTTAGCACCCCACAATACTAAAGCTATTGCACAACCACGTTCTTCATTGTATTCAGAAGTTATTTTCATAACTCTACCTTTACCGTTCACATTATCTTTATAGCCCACACCTGCTCTACCGTTGATATAGTCGCCAGGTATAACGTCTTTTTCAATGTTTGTATAGATTTGTCCTAATAATCCGACTACATTCCATTCAGGGCGTTCTGAACGTGATTGATAATCGATTTTGTCGTTGTATCCAGGATTTTCTACTGGTACATCACGCCACTCAAACGAAACATTGCCCTCATCATCTACAAATTCAACTTGCTTTCTATTCGTGATAGTTACACCGTATTCGTTTTTAAGAAATCTATCTTTGTGGTGGAATGTTTTTTCATTCGCTACCAATGCAGCAGTTCCAGAAATAACACCAATAGGCTCGTCACTAGGTTGTGCTTTTCTTATCTTGTCTCCGTCTAATGTAACGATTGTACCTAAATCGATTGCTAATCCATTTTGTGACTCGAATAACTCTGCAATATCAGCACTATCTTGTTTAAGTTGGCCGGCTAAAGTTAAGTTTCCTGAATAAGTGCTTAAATCAAACTTAATGTTAGATGTAGAAGCATTACCACTAGAACCATATCCAGCAACAACGTGATAGTTGCCCGGAGATTTAACTCTATTACTATTAAGGATTAATTGTGTGTGTCCAGATTTATCTGTCTCTGAATGTAATGAGTTTATAATGCCACTACGAGATCCAAAGGAATGTGAATTAGCACCAGAACCTAATACAAAGCTACGATTACTGTATGCTTTTGAACCACCTGTAGATGCAATAACTGCACTAGCGTTTGCTACACCAGCACTTCCTGTAGACGCTATACTAGCGCCACCTTTTCCTACTGTAGGTGGTGTGTCGTACTTTTCTCCTGCTATCCATGCAGGTGTTGAATAATTATCAGCTGTAACACCGCTAATCATAGCGTGGTTATTTGTCAAACGTAATCCTATACCTGAACCATTACCGTGTAAGTTACAATTAGTTATTTTTGTGTCGTATATTTTACTTCCAACACCGATACCGATATTGTTAGATGAATTCCAAATATTTATGTTATTTAGTGATACTCTAGACGGTCTATTATCTCCGCCGAATAATCTGATATCGACATCGGCATTTTTGAAATTACGGATATTTATATTATTTAAAGCAACATTTTCAGCCATAAATTGAATAGCAATTGCAGGTTGCTTCGTATCTAGTTTTCCACCTTCTAATTTTCCGAAATCACTATCGCCTATAGCTGTAAAGTTATTTACAGAAACATTTCTATAAGCACTGATTAATAATGCTCTAGGCGTTGAACCTGGATACACACCATTGTATTTAGGGTTTAAAGCTAAACAATTATTTAACACTACATCATATGCTGTTAAACTTTTATTGTCTGTTTTAGCTCTATGGTGACCGATGTGTCGAATGTTGTACGCCCTTGTATCTTCAATTGAAATGTGCCCATTAACGAAAACACCACTTGCTGCATTTGCGTTTGAGTGTGCTTTGATTTCTAAACCACCGAAGTTACCTTTAGTTCTATTGTTTGATAAGAATACATATTGTGAGCCATCGTCAATTTCTATACCATTGTTATTGCTTCCACCAGTTGGAGTGTGTGCATAGGAATTTGAAATTGTGATGTAACGAGAATGGTGGGTAGTGATACCGTCATCTCCGCAACCATATACCTCACAATTATCGATAAATATATGTTTACTTTCTAATGAATAAGGGACGCGATTACCATCGCCTTCGTAATAGTAATCATCGTTTGAGTAAGTTACGTCAATACAATGTAATAAAGCACTATGCGATTTAACATTGTAAATGTAACCATTCGTTACACCAGCAAATCGAATATTGCTTGAACGTGAACCACCTGTTGGCTTGAGTGATTTATTTTGTCTAAATTTATTACCATCAAATGTAAAGTTCTCTAGTGAAATGTTCTCGGCATGTCCACTCATTCGTAAGTTAGTAATACCAATATTTTCAGCTGGTGTACTATCCATGAATTTAATTGTTGTGATGTCTTTGCCTTGTCCTACCAAACGTGAGTTGTTAGGCATTTTGATTCCTGTTGTAAGGTAAGTACCACCACTCATAGTTACCTGTACATTCCCGTTGCCTAATGCGTCTTGGAAAGCTTTAGTACTGTCCTTTTGTCCTGTTGGATCTCCTCCAAAATCATCGACATTAACAATACGTTGTATTTTCTTAGTTAAGTCTGCTCTTAGTTCTTCTCTAGCGTTGCTTTCTCTTAAAAAGTCATGATATAGACGTTGGTGTAATGAATCGAAACTTTGAGCGTCCATTGATGTGTGGCTAGCCTTTAATTCATTATTGCCATCACCGTTATGACCTAACACAAGGTGTTCAATAAGTTCATCTTGAAAATTTTCGTGATTTGATAAGACAACATCTTGACCTTTTGTAGTTTTGTGTTTGATTTGATCAGTAGTGTGTGCGTTTTTTTGAGTAGTTAAATGCTCGTTAAAGCTATCATCACTTTTATTAGTCCAGTATTTTATTTGTTCGAAGTTGTTTTCTAGTTGACTTACAAATTTTTGACTAAAGTACGAGTGAAGTTTCGTAATTAAATTATCTAATTTCAAATTTTTGACCTCCTTAGCCATAAAAACCATAAAAGTTTTTAATCAATTCATACATAATGACCTCGTGCCCTTTTTCATTAGGGTGTAACCCGTCAGGCATACTCGATTTTCTGTACGAAGGTATATTGGGTTTGAATTGTGTTGAATGATAAGCGTCATACACTGGTATATCTAGTTCGTTACAAGCGTCTATTTGAACATCTACATAATCAGCTAAAGTGTAACCTAAACCGTTCTTAGTAGTGTCTTTTCTTATGGTTTTACCGTCTTTTATATAACACTGTTTAGTAGATGTCATAACGATTATTTTAGAGTTAGGATTATTACTCTTGATTTTAGAGATGGCACTATAAAAGGCACCGTAAAACGTTTTAGTATCCGTTTTATCAGTGCCTATATTAATATCATTAGTCCAATCATCATCTGTACCTTGAACAATGATTAAATCAGCTTTAATTTTAGTCGCTTGATCATAAATACTATTCTCTTTGTTTGTGCTCATTGTCGCACCACTAACAGCTAAGTTAGTTGACTTAGCCTTAATCTTCTTAGCTAACATTTGCGTAAAGTTGGTTTTAGCACCTGAACCTTTAGCAACAGAATCTCCAATAGTACCTATTGTTTTAACTTTTCTAATCTTAGACTTAGGTGTAAAGTCGTGAACGATAGTACCATTTGCAGTTGTAACACTCTTTGCATGTGCACTTTCTAATTTTCTTTTTATATCATCGGTTTTCTTTTGCAAATCTTGTGCAGTCTTAGTATTTGCATTGTTTTGCGCTTGAATCATCCTTAAATCTTTAGCTGGATCAGATTTGTTAGACTTGATAGCTTTAACATAATTCGCAGCAGTATTTACTGCTTTCATGTATCTATCTTGTAATCTGAATTCCCCAAGCACTACGTCTTGTTTGATAATCTTGTTGTTAATATCTCGTTGTGTAGTGATTTCGATAATTCTTACATATTCATTCAATCCTATTAGGTCGTCAATGACATTAACTATATCTCCGACTTTAGGAACTGCTTCTTTAAAGTGTTTTTGCAAAGAAATGAAATCTAGTGTTACAGATGTTTTTAAACTCTCTTGTATAACTAACTCCATAGCTTTTTTGAGTGTATCCCCTTTAGTTATGCGTCCATCTACAACAGGTGGCGCATGACGTTTGCCTATTAAGTCGGCTAAGGGGTGTGTATACTCATATTGCAAGCTAGCTTCGTTAAAAGTTTGTTGCCCATCAAAGCCACCATAACCTCTAATGTAGGTGTAACACTTAGAAGCATCTTCTTGGACTTTTACATTATTAGCATTGACACCTGCTTTAATGTAATAGTTAGCTTTTCTTTGAACAATATCATATAAATGAAACGTCTTTGTTTTAGCGTTATATTCATATTCTAAGTTATATCTTTCCAAACCTTTTTTGAATAATTCTAAATTAGTGTCGTGGTTACCTAGATTTTCAAACCTAGAAGATGAAACCTTAGCGTGTAATTCGTACTTATATCCAGTATCTTTAAAAACTAAATCAAAGTAGCTTTTTCCTGTAAAACTACCATTATATACTTCGTACACCCTTAAATTGTTTAGGTCATCTAATTCAACAGGACGCGCTTTGATTGTTAACTTTTCCTTTTGACCTACAGTTGTTTTGTCTAACATAACGATACGGTATTCATTTAGGTCATCAGCACCACCAACACCAGTAATCGTCCACATTTTAGTAATAGCCCCTATAGCGTCAAATGTAGCTTTGTTTTCTACCATTTCTATTTCTAAGGATCCATCTTCATTTAATTTCTCGTTTAATTTTGTTTCTACAGGTAGGGATTGCCCAATGCCCTGTAATGTTTTTAATAATATTGGCAATTAAGCAACCTCCTTACAAGTAATATCTTTTATGTTTAAACGTGATTTTTTGAAGTTTCTTAGTTGTATGGAAAGTGTTCCAACCAGGCATTAACACAGGTTGTTGCTTCGTCTTGTTAAAATCATCAATGCGTAAGTTATTACGGTATACATGAATGCCGTCAAATTTGATAACATCACCGGCTTTCAACTCTAAACCACTTATTTTCATAATGTCGCTATGTGTCATATAGAAGTTAAAACCGTCGCTATCTTTTTTGCTAATGTTTTCTCCTAGAACCATTTCTACCACACTGTCTTGGTTAAATTGATTTATTTCAGCTGTACCACCATAGTAAACTTCGCCTACTTTAGTGTCGTAGAATGTGTATCTACGCTCTTTATGAGATGTGTTGAACGGGTTTTTGTCAGGAATACCCCATTTATTCAAATTACCACTCTCTTTTTCTAAATCTGTACTATATCCAATACTTTCAAAGTATGGTAATTCAATCGTTTCGAAATCTAGTGTGAATTCACCTGATGTTTTAGTAGTGTCGAATGATACTTCATTAACTAAACCGACGAATATTTGCCTGCCATCAACATATTCCAATTCGAAAGATTGGTTTTTAGGCTCGAATATATTTTCAAATTTAATTTCACTTTCAGAAGCTGCTAATTCTCTAAGATAAAAATGACCTCTTAGCATATCTTGTATGTTCGCTTTTAAATGAGAAGCATAAGCTATCTTTTCTACATCGAACCTTACAGTCATAGATATACTTTTCTTTTCTTCTTTAGTAGCGTTGTGAAATCTACCGTTAACACGATCAATTTCGTCAAACTTACGTTCATACCCTGCTCCTTTTACATCATAAGAAACAACTCTCAACGCAGTACCAGTAAAGCGATTGTTACTAATACGTAAACGTTCTTTATTTTTGTAAACTTCAACATCATGTAATATCAATTAACAATCACTCCTTTAAAATAATCCGAAACTTGCGTCTTTTGAGTTAGAATCTTCAATGTAAGATTTAATAGCCGGTATATCTGATTCATTGCGAACAGTCACGTTAACGATAGGTTTATTATTCTCTTGCATACTATGACGTACATCTCTGCTCATATGAGCATTAACATCACTATCTAATCCACCTGTTAAGCCTGATGTTAGATCAGTGTTTAAATCGGGGCTAAATGCGTTAGTTACATCTTTTGCCAAACGACGACTGGCATTAATAGCACTATTGCTTTGTTCCATAATACCAATACCTAAACCTTGAGAAATGTATCCACCTATACCTCTGAATACACGTGAAGGTGAATGAATACCTAGTACGTTTTTAGCTGCACTAACAGCTTTTTTAGCAATATTTGCAGCAGCATTTATGACTCTACTTGCACCGTTTGCAATACCTCGTGCAATACCTGAAGCAATGTGCAATCCTGCAGATACCATTTGTCCGAAGAAACTTCTGACTTTGGAAACAGCTCTACTCATACCAGAAGCCACTTGAGCTACAACTCTTACAAAACCACTAACTACGCCTTGAACAAATCTGACCATCGCAGAAATGATACTTGAAACCCATTGTGCACCACCAGAAATGATACGACTTAGTGCTTGCATCATTTTTTGAGCAACAGTTGAAACTACACGTGAAAACCAACTTGCTACAGTATTCCATATTCTAGTAACTGCACCCGAAATCACAGACCAAATTTGGTTCCAACTTGTAATATTAGTGCTGAGTATTCTATTTAAAATATTGAATATGAAGTTAGAAATTTGGCTCCAGATTGACAATATGGTATTCCAAATAGTATTCATAACGTTTTGTGTCATAGTTTGTAATGTCAGCCACGCTCCAGGTATATCGCCTGACAGTAGTTGTATCCACGCTGTAGCTAATCCAATGAATAATTGTGACGCAGCTTGTAGAATTCCACCTATCGCAGTGAATACTACTGAAACGATAGTCCATAGATATTGGAAAGCCATTACTACACCGTTAATAAGACTGATGAATAAGAAACCAAAAACTTGGTTTGCAACTTGTCCTAACATTTGTAAGATAGGAATAATAGGTTGTAATGTTTGTTGTATAGACGCTCTGAACTGATTAAACCAGTTAATCACTGATTTTACAGCGTTCATTATCGTATCTTTAATCGTGTTCCAAGCTTCAATGCATGTTTTTCTGAAATTCTCATTTGTTTTCCATAACCAAACAATAATACCTATTAAAGCGACAATAACGCCTATAATAGCTAATACAGGCCATGAAATCGCACCTATAGCTACACCTAATGCTTGGAAAGCACCACTTAACATAGGTAAGATACGCATAATTGTACTAATAGGGCTCATAAGGAGTCTGAAAGCTATTTTTACTAAGTTTAATGCACTTCTAAGTATTTGAGTGTTTCTAGCAAAAGCTAACATTTTACCGATAGCTTGGATTAAACCTACACCAAACACATTAGATAACACTGTACTTACTGCGATGATTGGAGCTAATAAAGCCCACAACATACCACCGAGTATCATACCTATACCAACCATACGCGCTATAGCTGGATGTGTTTCGAACAACTTAGCTATGAAACCAGCTAACGCCGTTACTACTTTTAATATCACACTTGCTATTGGTGCCATAGCAGTACCAAATGCAACCAACACTCTTACGATATTACCGATTAGATCCATAATAACCGGTCCATTTTCTTGTACATACTGAACAAACTTTTTGAAGCCCTCTGACTTACCAACTTGTTCAGACCATTCTCTAAACTTAGCAGTCATTTTAACTAACCAATCAAAGATATTAGAACTGTTTTGAGCAAATGCTTTCATCAAGTTACCAATGCCCATGAATACATTGCCGAATATTTGACCTATCTTAGGTAAATTAGTCTGCGTATATTCAATGAATGATTTAATAGCATTTTGACCTGCTACACTGTTAGCCCAGTTTTGGAACTTCTTACCTAAATTATCTAAACCTTTAGCAGTCCATAAGAATAATGGACCTAACTGTGTAAATACATTTATAAGTCCATCGCCAAAACGTCCTGCAGCACTTAATAATGTGTTAAACGTCTTAACACCCGTAGTATTCATCATGTTAAAGAACTTACTCGCAGTTTGACTGTTTTGAGCCCATTTTAAGACGCTCTGTGACGCTTGTTCCATTCCTTTAGAGATACCTGCTAAGAATGGTTTCATACGTCCTAAAGCTACGTTAACAGTATCTAAAGCGTTAGATAACGTATTGAATATTTGAGCTTGATTTTGTTTGATAATGCCTTCCCATGTTGATTTAACTTGTTCTAAAGACGCTTGGTATCTTCTTGTTTGCGCAGTAGCTTGTAATGTTCCGTCATTCAACATTTTAATTGCACTTACTGCCATAGCACCAAATGCAAATGCACCACTTGCAGCAATGCCAAATGCACCGGCTACTCCTAATGCACCACCAGCAACTACACCTAATGCGTTAGCTACTGCCATGATTGCAGGTACTAATCCAGCTATGATAGGAATAAGTCCTTGAAAACTCGCAATTAACATACCTTTGATTTGTTGTCCGAATACAGTACCGAATGTTCTTATCTTAGTTGCTAAGGCGTCCATTTTATCGCCGTATTCATCTAACGATTGACCTAACGCTCTTGTCAGCACTTGTGCTCTCGTCATACCTCTTGTGTCAAAGTTAACGTGTACTGTTTTATCATGTAAGGTTGCAAGCATAGCTTTAGCACCTAATACAGAACGTTTTAAGGGATTGTTATTCCCTTTTATGTCTACTTCTTTATCTCTTAACTGTTGTAACTTTTCTCTAACTACTGCAATTGCTCGTTTAACAGGATTAGCGTTTCCGTCTATATCAACGGTATGTTCTCGCCAACGTTGAGCCATTGCTTTAGCAGTATTTAAGGCTCGTTTAAATTTACTTATATTGGCATCTACTTGTGTTTCGATTTCATCGGGTATTTCAGTTTTTGCCATACGTTGAGCTTTTCTGATATTCCGTTGGAAATCAGTAATAATTGCCGATATACGAGCCATAAAGTTTTTGTTCATGGCTAACCTCCTCTTTGACTAGTATTACGTAATGAATTCATAAAACGACGTGTACCTTGTTTTTGAGCTTCTCTATTGCGTTTATTTTGCGCTAACTTACGTTTTTTCATACGTTCGTACTCATCAGATTGTCCGCGAACTTCATATCTTGCACGTTCTAACTGTTTTTGTAGTCGTTTTAACGACTTACCAGCTTGTACAAGACCGTTAGCTTGAGCACCAAACAATAAAGTTTCTTGTTCATCAAGTAACGCCAATCTACGACCGATAACCCAGTCTTTCCATTCATTAGGCGTCAAACTCATTAATTCATCATAAGGGAGATAGCCTATGTATTGACTGGTTATCTGCCGTATCTCTGAATAATCTAGTAAGGTAGCTCGCCCATGATTTCTTTGTAGTTGTTCTTCATGAACTCGATACCGTTCTTCGTAGACTCTTTCTCTTCCTCTTTTACCATAGACGGTGCTGAGTTCATTTGTGTCCAGAACAGACGAGATTTTTGTTTGAAAAAACCACTATGATTTAATACTTGTAAAGCACCTTGTAATAATTCGATAGAATCTTCTTTTTCGTCAATAATTTTCATTAGTGTTTGTTCGATATCTTCACGTTTAGGTGCGTTTTTACCTAAATAAGCTGTTGCACATTCCCAAAAGTCTGCAATTGCAATTGGGTCACGTTCTAAAATACCGTTATAAATAGCATTAAAACCAGACACTTTAGTTGTTTTACCATTTTCGTCTTGCTCGTCTTTAGCAAACTTTTTAGCAGTTTTATCAAATAAGAAAGTAGCTTTTGCTTCTACTTCTTCTCCGTCGAATTCTAATGTAGTAATAGGATTGATTGTATTTTCAGTCATTCTTTAACCTCTTTCTGTTATTTTTTACAAAAAAATAGAGGGCTTAATGCCCTCGTAAAACTTATGCACCCGCACTAGGTGTACGATTTTCGTATGAGTCTGTATAAGCTCCCATATCTTCCCATTCAACTGTAGGAGCAGCAGCACTAGGATTAAGCCATTCTGGTGGTAATGAGTCAACAGAACCGTCAGCACTGTTAAATTTAACTTTTGCAGTGATTTCGATTTTGTCATCCTCATCATCAAATGACCATTCTTGCTCTTCTATAATTACATAAGCGAAAGTACCATGATGTTTACCATCACGTTTTTTAACTTCCCAAATCCATAAACGTAACTGTTTGAAATTCTTAACTGACTCTTTTAAAGCTTCTTGACCTTTGTCGCCAGGTACACGGTCAACAGTTAACTTGATTTCTTCTTCAACAGAGTTACGACCGTAGTCTTTTTTGCCACCTGTAATCATTTCAGCTAAATCATTACTGATTGTGTGTCCACCCTCAGCTAAACTAGCTAACAGAATAGCATCTTCTTCTTTTAGCTTGCTCGCTAAATCTTTGTCAGCGATTTGTAACGCTGCAATATATTTATTCTGCGCCATTCGTTACACTCCTTTGTAAAGTATTGTGTCTGTATTTAAAAACAAGCCGAACGATACCGTGCTTCGTGTACTGATCAATGTCAGTTATCACTTCTTGTGTATCAATTCGACTTTTAATAAATGAATAGTTATTTATTTCTATTTCAGAGTTAAGTACAAAACCTAAGTATTGGATGATTTGTGAGGCTTCATCTCTATTTCTAGCTTGGCTATAAACATGCAATGTAACCCCCACATCTTCAAACATACTTGTCGTTGTTTCTTTATTAGTGACGTTTGTTTCACCCACAACGATATATGGGTAAACAGCGTCTTTTTGAACGCAATCAAAAACCCTACCACTAAGTTGTTTGTTGATGATAGGGTTGCTTTTTAATTTGTTGTATATCTTGTTAAACAGATATCGTTCTACTGATACCCACATATCTTAACCACCTTATGAAAAATACTTATTGAAAAATGCTCTACCTTCATCGATTGCAGGTTCCCAAAAAGGTTGTGCTGGGCTACCATATGTTGTATGCCATTCGCCATCATCATCTTTATAAGACCAAGGTATCTTCTTAGCACGACTGCCACCTGGACCTGTCGCATAAATACCAGTGCCATACTCAATGTATATGGCATACTCCGCACCTACACTCACAATGCCTGTGAGTCCGTCGTTCTTGAACATGAAGTCTATTGATTCTTTTAAATAACCCATATCAACAGGAGCCATTGCAACAGCGGTATTATATATTTTGAGAGTCGTCTTAGCTATACCTTTTTTAGCCCATCTAATCGTTTCTTTTTCGAAATTCTCAAGTTCCTTAACTAATTCCCAATTACCATATTTAACCTTAGCCAATAGGGCACTCTTTCAACCGAGTAAGGTTAATTTCTTGTTGCCCGCCTTGGTCGACAGGTTCTCCTACTACTTCGTAAGTTTTACCGTTGTATTTAAATAAGTTTGTGTTAGTGATTGGTAGGCTGTACGGCGTATATAGGTTCCTGTCGTATGATTGGTTCATTTGATGAAACTTGAGTTGTTCAGATGAAGTAGGAGTATCCATAAAGCCTTGTATTGTTTTTTCGCTTTTAAAGCGCTCTTGTTCACGTGGATACTCTCCTACAACTTCTCTCGAGCCTAATTCGATTGTATGAGGAAACTCATTTAATGGATTAAACATGATAACCAGTCCAACGTAAGCGTCTAAATGGTTTAAGGTACCCGTATGTTTCTTTAGGTAGATCAGTAACGAATGTGTAGCTTACAGTTCCCATAGTACGCGAAGAAACATTGCTAGTCGTACCTTGTTTAATACAATTAGCAATGAATTTCTCTACGTTACTAGGTAATGACTGTCTATCGAATGTTTGATTGCAATATTCTTCTGCTACATTCAGATATTTTTCAATAAGTAATTCTATTGTTTCATCGTTAGAAGTATCATCGAGTGAAAGATTATTTAATAATTTAACGTCTTGTGCGTTCATTACTTAACACTTCCTAATACTTCAACGAGTTCATCTTTTTTCATACTAGAAAAACCCTCTATTTCACGTTCTTTAGCGAGTTCTCTTAATTCTGATACTTTCATACCTTTTAAGTCTTTATCGCTATCTACACGTTCAATAAGGGGCTTGTTTTGACGGTTTTCTTTTGTGGATAGTTCAGTTAATCGTTCATCACTTACATTTAAACCTTTACGAGGGAACGTATCTCCAACGTTATACTCGTAGTTGTCATCTTGTAAGTCTGTGAAATACTCGATTACTTTATACATACGTCACTACCTCCTTTTATGCACCTGAGTCTGTAGTTCCTGCGCCTTTAGTTACCTTAACTGCTTTAGATTCATCATATAAGTATGCTACATAGTGTTTATCACTGTATAAAGCAGTTGTTTTAGTTGAAGGATCACGGTCAGTTTCTAAGAAGAAATCACGTTTAGTGATTAATTTAACTGCACCACGTTTAGCTAAAATAGCTTCGCCCTCATCTAATTTCTTAGAACGTACAATAACTGCACCTAAAGCTTCGCCAAATGCACCTTTAACGATAATGTTGTCGCCTAATTCAGTAGCACGAGTGAAGTTTGCAGAAGCACTAGAGCGTAACTTACCAGCGTCTTTAGGATTAATGAATAATACCATTGGTTCTAAATCTTCATCATCGAATGTGTCAATTGCAGCTTCTAAACCTGCTAATGTGCCGATGTCTGCACTTACAGTTAACTTTGTACCTCGTAAAGCTTCTAATACGTCATTATCTACTTTGTTAGCAATAGCTAAACCGTGTTGACGTACTGCTTCTCCTTGTGGGTCTCCATAACCAGACAATAAAGCTTCGTCAGTAATATCAGTACCTTTACCGATTTTATGAATTTTAGCTTCACGTCTGTTAGTTTCAATTTTGTCTACAGGAATTTTTTGTCCTTCAGGTACTACTGTAGCGTCTCCACTGTAAACAAATGCAGGGAAAGTTAAAGTGTCTCCTGGTTGTCCTACTAATGTACTGTCAATGTCTGCAAATTGTGCAAATCTCAATTTCTTATCTAATTCTGCTTGCATCATAGGTTTTAATACTTCTGGAACGATTTGTGTACTTTTAGTTGTTGTTCCTTGTGCCATATGTTATTACCTCTTTTCTAATTGTTTATTAGAGTGTCGTAAGTTTTTCTATCGTTAACGAATAGATTAGTTCTCTCTGCGACACTCATATTGTTAAATTCTTCTTGTGTAATCCCACCATTTACGTTTTTACCGTCGTCTGGTGTGCGTCCACTTGGTTTACTTTCAGCAAATAAATAAGGCTTAGACTCTTTTAACGATTCAATCGCTTTATCTAAACCTTTAATATTGCCGTCATCTTGTAGTTCTAACTCATCTTTGTTAATTAGAGATAGAATATCGTCAGCGTCGTTTGCGTCTTTAGCAACTGCCAACTTAACAGCGTTATTCAATTGTGATTCTTGGTACTTAGTTTGCCACTCTGCGTTTTTATCTTTTAATTCGTCGAGTTCTTTTTGTAACTCGCTATCATCTTTCACAGAGTCTTGTAACTTGGCAATTTGTTCATCACGGTTAGTAATCTCTGCTTTTAATTCATCGATTTCAGCGTTCTTATCATTCAATCGAGAACGTGGTACCATACCTGATTTCGATTCATCAATAGCATCAATCACTTTTTGTTTATCGATTTCACCGTCTTTAAATTGCCCTAATAATGCGTATAAGTCCATATTAAATTGCTCCTTTTACGTTTTTTACGTGTAACGACACGAAAGATTTGTATAAAAAAAGAAGCCTTTTAACGACGGTGCTAAGGTCGAGTATTTACTGCTTGCGTTTATTCTTCTCCCACTCTCTATAGTTAGTGAAAGGTATTACGCCATCTTCTTTAGTTCTCATCGTTGTAGGTAATTCATCTTCGTCTATGTAATAAAGCAACTTACAACGACAGTTGATATTCTCTTTTGCACTAGCTACACCTACAAACAACTTAGGTGCAGGACCTACACAACCACTAGAATGAAAGTTATCTTCGATATCTACTGAAGTGCCGTCTAAGTGTCTGTGTGTATCACGTGTGCGTGTATCTTTAGTAGCATACCAACGTTTCTTCATATCGAGTCCATTGTCTTTAGCTACCATTGCACTATCTAACCCTGCTTGTGACAATGCACGTCCTGTTTCTGTACGCGCTACTCTTACTGATTGTGCCTTTGCCATACCTAAGTCATCTCTTAACGCTTTAGCTATCTTAGAGTAGCCCTCGCCACTCATAATACCTTGTGTGATATGCATACGAATACGTTTTAATGTATCATCACGATGTTTTTGTAGTGTAGGCACTAACTTAATAAACTCAATAGGTTGTTCTATAGCTGTCTGTATCGTTTGTGTGGTTGGTATATCAAAGTTCATAGGTGTTTGACTTGTTACTTCATACAAAAATAAGCTCATCATGTACTTTTCGATATAGATGTTCTGTTGCGACTGTTTGATAGCCTTAGCAACTTCTCTATAGTCTTGTGACAACATTTGACCTATACGATTAAGTTCTTTGTTGAGCCTGTTGTATTTATTGAATTCAGTCCACGTCACTTGTGGTTCATCTCTATCATATTTTTCATACATATTTGCAATAATCTGTTTGATTTCTTTTAAACGTTTAGCGAATAGAGTTTCTATTTCTTTGTTAGCTTGATTAATCAGTTTGTCGATGTAATTGTCGATGTCATTCTGGTTGGTTATCTTCGGATTGTCTTTGTTGTTCGCCATTCAATCCCTCCTCAATGTCAGGGAGTTGTTGATTGAGCTCTATATTTTCTTGTTCTATTCTCTCCATTTCAGCTACAGGATCTTCAACCCAAGCATGATTAGAAAGAATAGTTTCTTTAGATAATAACCCTGTAGAATTCATAGCAATTTGAGAGTTTTCTAACTCATTTACCATTACATTGAAGTTGAATGTAATCTCGATGTCTTGCACTTTCACATCTAATCTGTAGAAGTCGATGATGTACTGCAATAATTCTTGTAATGCAGTAAGCGTTTTATTCTTTAGCTTGTTAGCTTTTAAGTCTAAGTTACTGTACATAAACTTAAGTGCAATACCACTAGGACTATTACCAAACTTATCTTGTTGGAAGTCTACACCTTGCCCAAACTCTATAATGTAATCGCGTAACATCTTCGTGTATTCCTTAACAGAGTCTATAGGCACTTCTACTTTGATAGTATCTACACCGGAACCACTTTCCCCTGCAACACTAATCGCTTTATAGTATTTAAGGTTATGCATGAAGTCTTTCATATCTTCACCTTCATAACCTTTTAAGATATAGATTAGCTCTACCGATTCATCAAAAGTGTTTTGTGTATCAGATAATCGCTTATCTAACGCGTCTATGATTGTCTTATACATGAATAAGTCAGATACTTCTTGCGGGTTGTTCTTGAACGGGATAAAAGGAACACGCCCCCAACTCATCAATTTGTTACCTTGATAATAATGAGGCTGTATATGATCATCACTACGATAGAAATCAGGGATAAGTTGTCCTTCTTTCAACTCATAGAACGTTACATCATCTTTCGTCCAATACTCAACACGTTCTGCTCCGTCTAACTCATACACACGGATAAACGCTTGTATTTCATCTCTTTCTTTGTTAGTCCAAATAGGAATAGCTTGTTCTGCAGGCACACGAAACGTTTTAAATTCTCCCTCTTCATCTACATAAGGTTGAACCCATTCGATACCTTTATTACTTGCAGCAGTTAATATATCTACTAACTTGTCATCCCACTTGTGATTAAGTGTATGTTGTATTTGTTTTAACGCTTTGTCGTTTTCTACACCAAATGTCACTGGATTAGCTACTGCATAAGCTACTTTCTGGTCTACTAAGTTTTGATGGTAGTTCGTATACATGCGCCAGTCTGGTTTAGTTTCATCATAGTCACCGTTCACATCTCTTTTGAAAGGAGCGTCTAGTATATCCGGATGATGATTATAATATCTTTCGCCCATTGTGATATTGTCTATGTTCTCTTTATGTTCTCTAACTAAGCGCAATATCATTTCTTCTTGTGTTTCATACTTTGGTTTAATCTGTTCTACCACTTGTTCATGATATGGTTTATCCCATGGCCAGTTAATGCTAATCACCTCGTTTACGTAAGTATGCTAAGTTTATTTTGTCTCATGTCACGCTCTAGGGCGTATCTAGTGGCGTCTATCGTGTGGTTGTCTTTATCTTCTAATCTCGGTTTGACATTACCGTCTTTATCAGTTTCATAGTCGATATTCTCAAATTCTCTTGCTATATTAGGTGTTCTGTTTGGATCTATCACAATAGCAGTTAAATCATCTAGCCATTGTTCCCCGTGTTCTACACTGTCAGGACCTTTCTTCACACCTTTAACACGCTTAATACCATGTTCTTGTTTTAGTTCTGCAATCGACTTCGGTTCAGCGCTATCTGCGTATATCTCATCTGATTGATAACCTCTACGTTTTAACCAGTTAGCAAACTCTCTGTTGCTTATCTGTACGCCATAGTGTTCATCAACTGCGTAGATAATACGTTTCTTCTTATCGTAATGCCAACGTACAAAAGCTAACGGATCAGTAGCGTATCCAAAGTCAACAGCGTTACGTATATTGTCGAATGTGTTGTATAACTCATCAGGTATCTTCTCTATTTGCAAGTTATTAAACGGTACAACGCCACTACCAATCGCTTCACCCATATACTCCCAACGATAACGTTGTTCGTTACGTTCTTTCGCACTCTCTGCCTCTTGTATAAACTGTTTAGAAATAAAAGGGTTATCTAAGTACGTTGAATGGTGTACGAATGTATTATCCGGTTGGAATGAGGTTTCGTATTTTTTGTTAACCCACGATTGTTTTCTCTTAGGTGGGTTGTAACTAAAGAAAAACTTGTAAAATAATCCGTCGTCTAGTTCTCCACGTAACATAGAGTTAGTAATTGTAGTGACCTCATCCTCTGTCTTAAATTCTGCTAACTCCTCTATCCACATGATAGAAAAAGGGAACCGACTATCTTTTAACGACTTTAATCGTTCAGGGTTCTGCGCCCCTCTAAAGATAATTCGATTCCCTCTAGGTACATATGTGATTTCCATTGGCGACACTTTAACTTTGAATAGGTGTGACACCTTTTGTTCTTCTATCGCCCACTTGATTTGCTCAAATACTGATGTAGCTAATGTATTATCTGTCTTACGTACTACAACTGCATTCATAGGATAGCGCATGATTAACTGTGTAATGATAATAGATATATCAGACGACTTACCACTACCACGTCCACCTTTAGCTACTATGTTAAGTTTCTCTTTATCCTTAGTAGCTTTCCACAGTCCATGAAAGTGTTTAGGTAACAGTTCAGATAGATTAATCGATATCGTCATTGAACTGTACCGTCGCAGTCGTTTCGATTTGTTGTCTTTCTACAGGAGTGTAACCTGTACGATCTAATATATCTTTAGAGGCTTGGTAGCGTACCAGTTCGCTTTTAGCGTCTAACAAGTTAATCATCGTTTGTAAGGCTCTCGGTACCTGCTTAGATAAATGCTCTGCTTGGTAACCTTTAAAACCTTCTCTGAATTTATCATTATGCTTCCAACGAGATATAGTAGAACGGTTAACATCAATTTCTACTGCTATTTCTCCCTCTGCTAAATCTGTTTCGTTCTTCAAGCGTATATATTCTTGTTGTTTCTTAGTTAATTCTAAATACGCCCCGAATGTTGCGTTATTTTGCATGTTAGTCATCGTATATTACCACCTACTCTCACGGTTAAACACCTTTGTTTGACGTATAAAAAAGACACTGCATAAACAGTGCCTAATGATTATGTTTTGTTATTTATTTGAGTTTATGTACTCATGTCACACCTCTATGTCACATCAATACATAAAAATAAGTTACCCGTGTGTTCTCACGGATAACTATGTAAAGGAGAAAAATTAAATGTCAAGTATCATACCAACTTATCGGAAGCCGTGTTGTAAGATTCAATAAAACTACCCGCCACTCTGACGGATAGTTAAGCAATCGGATGCGCAACGTCTAATTAAAGACGATAAACACTTATCCAATCACTTCGATATTGAATACCTCACCATAGTGCGAAAGGAAAAACACTATGTCTTGTGAGGTAATTCTTACAATATCATAATACACCGATTATAAACGGACTTACACACTTCAAAAGTCCACCTTACACGTAGCCTATAAATTCTGCCAATCTATTTATCATTGCGTCACGTCGTCTTAATATACTCGTCTTACTTGTACCGAAGTAGTCAGCTATATCCTCCCACTCACTACAACCAATCGGACATTCCCAATATCTCAAACGCATTAAGTCTTGTGTGTCTTCATCAGATTCATAAATGAGTTTATCTACACCTTTTACAATATTACGTAAGTTGTTATAACGATTGTCGCTTAACTTCTTAATTGATTCTCTCTCAATAGGATTACCTGGTATATTACTCTTTCCTGCTCCTACATTCTCCGGTTCGTGGTTCTCTAGTAGTTCATACTCTCTTACCTTTAACTCTCGTCTGTAACGCTCTATGTTCTTGATATAATCTTCTAGTTTCTTTATATCGTGTCGTTCAATCGTTATCATACTCACCCTCCATTCCTTTAGTTTCCTTTTTTATTAATTCGATTTTTGTGTTCTTCGTACTTTAAATTTTGAAAATCATTACCGCCGTCATATTCATCCATTTTACTTAATATACTTTCTAAAGCTACAATTTCACCGATTTTAACATGGGTACTACGGTCTTTATCGTTTTGCATCATCAAAATTAAACTAAGAACTAGAGTCTTTAATTTAATCCACTTAGATTTATAAAACATCTCTTACCCTCCATTCTCCAACTTATCTTTCAAGGTCTTAATCTCATAATCTTTCACTTCTAACTGATGTTTTAAATCATTCTGTTCAAGCATCGAGCCAAACAGAAGCAACACTAATATAATGATTGCTATTACGCCCCACATTGTTAATAACCTCCGTATATGCCGTTTAAATGCGCGTGGTCATTCTCGTCGAAGTCCTTAGGTACTTCCACCTCATCGTTTGCAGTCAACTTATAATACAACTCTCTACCAATCCATTTACCTATCTCATACATAGCGATAGTAAACCATATCTTTAATATTCGTTTAATCATTCCGTTCACTCCTAATCATTTTCTAAAAAATCTACCAACAATACCTTTTAATCTATCTTTTAACGTTATATCAGGTAATTTTATAGCTTGTATTCGTTTTATATTTGCCTCTTCTTTGCTATCTGCTTCTACAAGCGTCATTTTCTCGTTAAATCTAGCTTTTTCGATGTTTTGATGTATATGTCCTGTGCTATCTGTAAATTCTCTGATTAAGTATTGTGTCACTTCCCCAGCACCTCTTTTACTCTTTCGTATATATCTTTACTCTCCTGTGCTTCCATATGCACCTCTGTCACTTTCATTTTCAAACCAATCAACCTGCTTGGGTGTAGGATATACAACTGGTGCTACAACTAACTGCGCTAGTCTTTCTCCTTTTTCTACTGTGACATCTTCATCACCTATATTGTCTGTGATAATACCAATTTCTTTGTTGTATGTTTGGTCTATTGTTCCTAATGCTACACGTAGCTTTGTTTTTAGTGACTTACCTGATCTAGGTCTCACTTGTGCCTCATATCCGTGAGGTAAATTAATAGCTACGTCAGTTTTAACTGCTTTTGTTTCTCCTGCTTTGATTGTTGTTGTTTCTGATACATACAAATCTAATCCACTATCTGTAGAATTTGCTCTCTTCGGCATAGTCGCGTTTTCTGATAATAATTTCAATTCTAATGTATTTGTCATTTACTCGTCCTCCTGTACTGATATAGTGTATTCATCAATATCCCCTGACAGTTCCATCGCCGCGATATCTCGAGCTTCAAATTCAGCTTCTTCTACACTTTCAGCCTCAACGGTTTCATTAAGCATACCTGTGTATACAATTTCAACGTTAAATTTTTTCATTATTCCCCACGCTCCAAATCACTTAATAAATTTTGAAACTCATTTGTTCCGTCGCGTTCGTCCATGCGTCTTAAATGCTTACCTAATTGATACAACATGCCACTTTCAAAATCGCCACTAGTCGTTTCAACATCGACTACTAACACTGGATACATTTCGGCCATTTCTGTCTTTAAATCTATCCACGCCTCTGCTTTCCTTTTCGTTTCTGCCATATCATTGATGAGTTCATCACGTTGCTTACGTAAACTGTCACGTTCTCTTTTAGCCTTCTTCAACCTAGCGTTCATCACATTAGATACAAATTTAGCTTCTGCGTTCATCTACTACCCCTCATTCCATCTAGAATTTTCTTTCAAAAGCCCTGCATTTCTTAACTCATCATTCAAACTACGTTTCCCGTCCTCGTACCATACATTAGCTAGGTATCTACCGAACACATCGCTCTTGTAAGTCTGAACGTATATATCTTTGTTTTCTACACATGATCTAGTTAATGCTGTTGCCTCTTTATAATTCTCTTGTCCTCTCTCTGGCGTATCGACACCTAGCAAACGTACACGGCGTTTGGCATAGGTATCAAAGCCACAGTCCAGTAAGATATCCAAAGTATCCCCGTCAACTACATTGGTGCATGTCGCTTTGTATGTGTATAGATTGTTGATGTCTATCATAAACACTCCTTAATCTACTAATTTTCCGTCTTTCCAAATTAAATTCATAGTACCGTCGTCGTTGAGAATGTGATAAGAGATTGTTTCGTTTTGTGATTTAGACGAGTTAATACTAGCGTTTTCAAAAGAAACTACTGTAATTTCATTAAATGCATTTTTTAAAGTCTTTACTAACACCGGAAACACTGTATTTTCGTCTATTTCTTCTTCAACTTCGATTGTGAACGCTTCTTTTTCTTCATTGTAAGTAATATAATTTCCTACTTTTAACTTCGGCTTAATTAAGTTGTTGTATCCATCTTCTGTTTCTACATATAAAGTAAAATCTGTTTCTTCTAAATCTAATAAATATTTAAGTAATTCTTTAGGTTCTAGTGATAATTTATTTTTAATTTTTACCATTCTTCATACACTCCCTATTCTTTTTAATATCGTTCTCATCAACTTTCATCGTCACTCTGCTTCCTGCTATCTTAACCACAAAGCCTTTGACACCTAACTCATGTAACTCATGTTGTATTTGCGTAGGCGTCTTGCCTTGTGTGTTGTATTTGTAACGTTGAGATACCGTGTCGGACAGTATCATGCGTTCAATTCCTCATATTCGTCCGCCCACATATACATCAACCCGTCACTTACATGTTTACGGTTACACTTCCTTGCGATGTTGCGTCTGTCTATGAATAATAGTTTTTGAGCTTCTACTGTACTTGCGAATTCTTCAACAATCCGGTTGTTGTTATCGACAAGATATACTGGCTTAGATACACCTTTATTTCTGCGATACACTCTGTATTTCTGTAATGTAGACTGGAATAAGTTATCTGCAATAAAGTTGTTATATCTACTGTCTTTCGGATACGCATGTAATCCGTTTCTCAAATTACCGATAAATGTTTCATATACAATATCTGCTGCACGATACTTCTTGTTCTTATAAATGACTGTGGAAATACCATTGCAACCATTCGCAAACTTGTATTTTCCATCAGGTCTTTTCATTCTGCCTAAGTTACTTACGTATAGATCATACTTCTCGCTATACTTCCAAATTTCATCTTTTGCTACAACTCTTTCGTTGAACACCTGTTTCTTATTCACTCTCGGCATTGTGTCGGCAAAGAAGCACTTCAACTTATCGTTATATGTGCCACGCTCTTTTTGGTACCACAGTGTGTTGAGCGGAATACCTGTAATGTTGTGCAGATGAGATAAGTCTGTCTTAGTCACTGTGTGAGTGAAAGGTTCGTACATATACACCATAGTTAGTCCTCCTTATCATTCCATTGCCCTTTCATATATATTTTTTAATTCCTTATCAACATCAATACCTAAATTTTTTTCGAGTTCCAACATTTTTTGTTTACTTTTTCCTTCTAATTGACTTCTTAATATTCTCCAAGCTTCATACATCAAAGAGGCATCACTAAATTGATCGACCATCGCAAAAAAATCTTCGTTGTCCATATAAATACTTTCTTCTTCGTCTTCAGAAAATGGAGTAAATGTTGTAGTTATTTGACAAGCGTTTTGTGAGATATACCAAAAATCTACATCATATGCCATTTCCTTCTACCTCCAATTTTTCGATTAATCTATCTGCATAATCTCTAGCTTTTTTGATGTCTGCTAGTTCATTGTCCTTTCTTCCTGCTCTAACTGGATATTTAATCATGTTACCTTTCATAAAACCTTTAAATTCTTCAAATGTTAACTGTTGGTATAAGAATTCGATAACATCAATTCCTTTTCTGCCTTGATAATGTGACGGGTGGCTAACCTTGTCATCTAACGTCTTTTGGGGTTCTTCATTTTCATTAGCCAATGAGTAAAAATCGTAACTATCATCAATAGTCCAAGTTCTTCCGTCAATTGCTTCTACATCAGCAAACCATTTATCTATAGCAAGATTTGAGCCAGTTTTTGCCCCAGTTAAACGATATACACTTTTTATTAGCACTGTAATTTCAACACCGTTAACTTCTTGCATTCTGATTCTATCGCCTCTATTCAAATCTTTAACACTCATGATCTAACCACCTTTCTAGGGAAGATGTCATTCTCCATAAGGTACGTACACCATTCACTACGAGGATGTACTTGAGTAACTTCAAATAAGTGTGGTTTCTTACGTCTTAGGTCCAATTCTTTTTGTCGTTCTAGTCTTACTAACCTCATTCTGTCCTCATGTTCTAATTGAGATAGTCGTTTTCTCTCTTTCATTTCTGTATCTTGTTCGTTATAATCTTCGAATAAAGCTTTGTCAGGACTGTAACCAGAATACTTAATACGTCTTACAATGAGCTTCCAAGGTGTTCCTGTATATTCAGCTTCGTGTACATCTTCTACTGGTAATAAGTGTTTTTGCTCTTTAGTTCTGACAACGTAATATAATTTATTATTTTTAAATTCAACTGTTCTATTTCTTGCTAATTCCATTTACTCCACCTCTACCAATTCAATTAGTTTAAAATCTTCGCTCATTAACTCTTTTTCAGGGTTCTTACTGATTAAATCTAAGATGCGCTCTTTTTCTTCTTCTTTCGTAATACGATTATTTATCCATACTGGATATTTACATCTCACTTTGAGTGTTGCTTCAACTTCAATTGTTTCTTCTCTATCAGCCATTCACTCCACTTCCTCTACATTCATGATTATTTTTGGTTCTTCTGCATATTGCTTAAAGCTTTCAATGTGTGCAATTTGGTTATCATCTTTCCATAAGTGATCGTTAGCAGCGTCTAATACTGTCTTAATCAAATTATCTATATCTGGTTTCGTACGTTTATATTGACCTATCGATATTAACTTTTGATTCTTAGTCCAACTCTTAGGTGGAGTGAAGTAAAAATATATTGATACTTTCAACCTACTGTTCAACATCTTTTTAGGTAATTGACTCTGTATGAACGCCTTATGCTTTGTATAAGACGTTGGCATGTAGGTTTGAACAAATTTACCTGCATTCCTAAAACGTGGACGAGGAGAGCCAATAGGTTCCTTATAGGTATCATTAAAATTAATTTCTATCTGCACGCCATCACCCCTCGATATACAACTACCGCACTTGGGAAAGGCGCGCTATTTTTACTATCCCCGAACTTTAAGCGACCTCTCAAAAATCTAATGTCATCTGCTTTGCCGAAAATAAAATCATGCCAATAAGTTGTATCTGTTCTTGCTGGTATCAAACATACAACTGTCGCCCCTTTTAAACTTTCTTTATATGCTTTCTCCACCCACTTTTTAATTTCTCTTCCGTAAGGTGGGTTCATAAAAACCGTTTCTTTTGACCAACTTCGTTTTAATCCATTTTCTTTTATAGTGAAATGTTTTTTACATTTAGCATTTTCATGTGTCGAACATGGATCCAAAGTGAAATCGAATTCTTTGTTTAATTCATTAAATAATTTCATTGGTGTCGCCCATTCGTTCGACTTACTACTGTAATGTACTTCCATAACTCCACCTCAAAATAATAATTCGTTAATTGTCATTTGCTGTTGCAATTCTTCTTTTCTGAAAAGCTTATGTTTGCGTTTCAGTTTTTCTAGTTCATCTTTCGTTACTGTTCCTGAGAATGTGTTTCTAAAGTGTATGCCTGCATAGTTACCTAGTTTGAATGTATCTTCTCCTAGAGGCGTTACACTGCACATCTCCCAACCGTCAATCTGATATAACGTGTATTGCTTTTTAAGTCCGTCGATAAGCCCCATTAGGACACCTCCGTTATTGCCTGCCTGTTGCCTTTTTCTTCCAATTTGTCATTGATTAACTTGATGAGTGCAGCTTGATTACCACTGCACCAATCAATCATTTTTTGAGCATACACATCGGAACACTCAAGTATTTGCATAACATTCTCTTTCGTTACCATGCGTCACGCTCCCTGTAATCATCGCCTAGCACCTTTACGGTTCTAGCGTTATGTTTCATTCTTGAATTGATCCGTTGCCAATTCATATTTTGATTAAGTTCTTTATCGCTAAAATTTGTAGTGAAGATATTATTCTTTCCAACTCTGTTATCTACAATGCTGAATAGTTTATTTAATGTGTGTTCAGTGTTCTCTACGCCTATATCATCAAGCACTAGTAAATCTATGTTGCTTAGTAGTTGTACAAGTTCATCTGTTGTTTCTGCAGCATTTTTGTTATATGTCGCTTTAATACGCTCCATCAACATTGGAATGTGCATAAAAGCCACTGAATACCCTTCGTTTTTAATTGCTTTAGCAATGGCATACGCTATATGGCTTTTTCCGGTACCGTATGAGCCTTGTAAGATTAATGACTTAGGTTTATCTACTGAGAATGTTTTGACGTACTCTATGGCTGTTTTTTTAGCGTATACTTGCTTTTCGTTCTGAGGTTTGTAATTATTTACAGTCGCATCTTTTAATGAGCCATTAACTGTTGACTGGCTAAAAATACTGTTGATATATTTTTGCTTTCTCTTTCGCTCTGCTTCTTTACCAGCCTGTATCATTGAACAGTCACAACCATGTCTAAACTCATGCCCATTACTAAACTTGTAATAGTCGTAGGTGTTTCCACACTTATTACATTTAAGGTTGTGTTGTTCTTCTACGATGTTTTTACTAGGTTTGATATTTCTAGCTAAACTTTCCATTGATTGCATTTATAATCACTCCTAGTCCCAATAACTCTCGTCATACTTCATTCGTTCTAACTGATCCAGTCCATTTGGTACTGTTTCTTGTGTAAAGTCGTTCAAATAACTTTCTTGGCCTAAAAACGTTTTAGGGTACTTTTGATATTGTTTGTTAGTGATTGTCTTTAGATACTCTCTAGTGCCGTTCATGATTGTTTCGAAATCGTGTTTTTTTAGAGCTGATTTGAATAGTGATGCAGCTTTCTTTTTGTCTAGCTTTTTGTCATAGAGCTGCCACCACTCTTCAAATTGCTCACGCGTAACGTCAGTTGCGCTATTATTAATTGTCTTACTGTTACTTGTAATACTGTTATTTGTAATACTGTTAATTGTAGTGGGTTGGTTGTCGACCGATTGAATTTCAACCGGTTGACTGTCGACAGGTCGGTTATCAACCTGTCGAGGATTATGAAATAATGTATATAAATTGCTTCCGTAGATATTTCCATTTTGCTTTCTATCAACTTGTAAATAACCTGTTTTTTCTAATTCACGTCTAGCACGTTGATAACGTTGTTTACCTATGTTAAGTTCGTGCTTAATTAATTCAACACTAGGAAATGAACTCTCATCTGAACCAGCATAAGATGACAGGTAACTGTATAAAGCCTTAGCTTCAATACTGATGTTTTTGTCTTTCATCACTCTTTTAAATACAAGACCATAACCGCTAATACTACTTTTTAAGTTGTTACTCATTCACTCTTTACTCCTTTCAACATATTGTTTAATCGTCCATCAACTTTGATCCAACTGTTTTGTAATTGGTAATATTTGTTAAAACTTTCTATCCCCATTTGGTGCTGCGTTGTATGATGTTTACGACATAACGCTAAAACATGCTTATCGTAGTGGTCTATCTTGTTCCTGTTCATACCTCTACCTACTGTTTCAAGGTGTGCTAGGTCTGAATTAGGTTTGCCACATATAACACAATGTCTAGTGATAGTTGCCCAATAAAGATAATTTTTATCTTCTTTCATCATTTCACTTGTTTTGTAATTAAGTGGTATTCCATTAGTGAATATCCATTCGAACATTACATTTATAATTTGTTTAGCAATCGTTCTTGTACAATCAGCTAATGAAATTCGCTGTTCATATCCATATAAGAACTTCACATAGTCTTGAAACATTTGTCTCATATAATCTCTAGGCTGCCCTGTATGCGCTTCTATATCGTTACATAATGCGAATATCAGTCTTCGTTGTTTGCCAGTGATAGAATTTGGATCTATCACTGAACAATCAACATCAACAGGCTGGCCTATATTTAATAAATCAATAGCTTGTTCTGGCACTTCTATACCAGTAATTACAACATCATACAAACCATCTTCTCTTTGGTTATATTTGATAATCTTTGACACTTATATCAACCCAATCAGAACGGGAGATCTGAATCTTGTATATCAATAGGTCCATTAGCATTACCAAAAGGATTGCTATTGTCATTAACACTTGGTTTGCCTGATTGCTCATTACCTTCGTTTTTCTCGTTCTCTTTAATCCCAACTTTTTCATATACTGGATTTCCATCAAATTTCCAAAAACGTTTTAAAACTGTGTTCCATTTTTCTGTGTAGTCATTATATTTACGTTCAAGTTCAATATTGATTGGTTTTCCAATTACATCTCTTTCAGTAAAGCTGAATTGTCCGTTATTATCTTGGATTCCAATAGCTTTTAAGAATGTGTATAACCAGTTTTTAGCGAAATCATTAGAAGTATCGCCATTAGCGTAGTGAGTAAATTCTCCTTCTTCTTTATGTGCGAATGTGATTGCTAATTGCGGGTGTCCATTCTTACTTTCTTTGCTTTCGAAGTTTTTAACTTTCACACTATATTGTCCTGGTTGCATGTAGTTACCTAATTCTTGTGCGCCTTGTAAATTTAAATTAAAGTTCATAATTAATTACCGTCCTTATTAGTTATTTTTAATTTCCATTTCTAATTGCTTGTACTACGTCCGTAATGCTAGGGTTTACAAATTTCTTATTGTTAATTGTTATATTGCTCGCATGTCTTATTTTGGTTTCGAATAAATTAGAGGGTTCAGCGTTAAGTACATACTCATATGACTTTTGTCCGTTCTCTTCATGCTCTTCAATTGTCATTCTTGCAAGTACATCCGATTGACTTACAACTGCTTTTTTAATTTGATCCTGTGCCTCAATCGTGATTGTAGGATTAATTGTGCTGCCTTCATCGTCTTTATCTTTGTTAATGCCTTCATGACCACTTATCGCTAAATGGAATTGATATTGTTCTTGTAACTTAGAAACATATCTGTACATATGCACAATGCGTGTCGCACATTCTCCCCAATCATTAAATGTCGGTTTCTTAGTCTTACCATTCATGATGTCGTCTATAGTGATGTCACGAAGTTTTTGTATCGTTTCGATTACTACGACATCGATTTTCTTTCCGTTATCTCTAAGCTTTTCGATGATTTGAGGTAACATTTTTATTACATAAGCAAAATGTTTATAATTTTTTACTTGTACAACTGCACCATCTTCTGTAACTGTTGTTCCATCTTCATTAATATCAAGCACAAATGCGTTGTTATCTTTTGTTAAAAAGGTTGTTTTACCTGTACCGAATTTTCCGTAGATAGCGAATTTATAAAACTTATTAGCATTTTGTTTGCTGATATCTTTCACACCAAGTTGGGTTAGGATATCTTGCTCTTGTTTTTCTTCAGTCATACTTAACCTCCTCATACTCAGTTGATTCTGTTACTGTCTTTTTAATTGCTGTATGCTTTGTCATGTCGATAACAGACTTATCTAATCCGTCGAAACCTTTAGCGTCCCCAATATTTGTTGAATACTTGATAGTAGGAAAGTTTGTGCTAGGTTTATTTGTAATAAATAAGTCGAAGGGAGCGCCTTTCAGTTTAATTAGATATGTCACTGTTTCTTTCAATCCCAATCACTCCTTTACGCAGCATGTCGATTGTTCTTTCCATAACTTTGATTGTTTCACTTTGTGTTTCGCACGATTCTATAGCTTTTCTGAAATCTTTTCTAAGTTCTAAATATCTATCGCACATATCTTCGTAACGTTTATTTAAAAAGTCGTAGTCACTTCGCAAGAAATCTAAATCTATTTGGCTTTTGATTAGTTGAGAGTGTTCTTCTCTAGTAAACTTGACTGTGATTACCTCTTGCATACTAATCCTCCATTTCAGCATCAATGATTATTTGATTTTTTCTATCTTTGTAGTAATTTATTGTTGTCTTGCTATTCGCCTTCACTTTGTTGTTGTACATATCAAGCAAAATCTCAATATATTCATTTTTGGGTAAGCTGATATTCAAATCATCTTTATTTCTGCTTTCTTTCACTTTTTTTATTAATCTTTCTTTATCTAGTTTTTTTATTTTACATATTTGATTTACAGCTAATAAAAGTTTCCCGAAACTAGTTAACGAAGCTTCTTGAAGAAATCGCTTGTAATATTCTAAGAAACTTAGAGAACCTTCATAATCAACAAACTTAAATTCACCATTTTTTAATATATTTGTGACTTTTGATCCTGTGTCATTAATACCTAAACACATAGCCGCGATTGCACCAGACGTATAATTATATTTATTTAATAACTCTATTAATTTTTGATAGTCTCTATTACCTTCGTTGGCATAACTTTGTATATAATCTTTGATACTCCAAGAAAGCTGTGTAGTGTTCATTCTGACAATATCTTTTTCTGTCAATCCTTTTACAACCATATATTTAATAGGAACTTGAGCGTATTCGGCATGTTTTAACCTTGACTGACCATCTATTACAACAAGCTCTTCATTTACTATCACCGGTGCGATGAATCCTCTTTTCGCTTCGTCCATTAAATCCTTTCTATAAACGACGTTTCTGTTAAACTCGCTGAATTTAAAAATGTTATAATTTGTCGTTTCAAATACTTCGTTTACCTTTTTCATAATTGACTTCCTCCATATATTTTGATTAAATTAAGTTGTATATTTTGATTAGATTCTGACTGTTACTTGTTGGCGCAAGTTTCAGTCTTTTTTGTTATTTCAAGCCACTTCTCCCAAAAGAATGTGCTAAAGATAAGGGTTAACATCGCAATTCCTAATACTGTTGTGAAACCACCTCCTAAAAGTAATGTGATGATCATTGCGATGAACATTGTCATGTAGCTTAGTAAGTACTTCATTTAATCATCTCCTTAAAATACGTTTACATTGTGAGTAAACTTTATATCTTCAATAAATTTTTGTTGTCTGTCACCGTCGTAACCACATATGTGATAGGCAAGTCCTAGATTGTTTTCGTCGTCTAGATAGTTGACCACTCTTTGTGGGTATCGTGTTAGTAAGTACTCTGCTGCTACTTCAAGCTCTTCGTCTGTGCAAGTGTTTATCAACCTCAAATCTTCAATAAGAATTTTTTTATCATTCATTTTCATCCATCCTTTCTAAAAGTTTTTCGATATATCCTCTTTCTAATGCGAAATCAAATAACATTTGTTGGATGTGTTCAGGCATTACAATCACTCCTTTTTTATAAAAAACCGTAATTTATACTTTCTAATAACTTAGAAATATCAATTAAACAATCTTCCAAAAATTCTTCCCTAGTTAAATTGATTTTGTGTTCTCTACCGTTATACTCAATAGTTGTAGCGATTTTAGAGTTTTTATCACTATCCAACCCCACTCCTACTTTTTCATCAATTTTTCTTATAGTTTCTTGAACGACTATTAAATTATCTTTGTAATCCATTTTTATCCCTCCGTAACTTCTGCTTCATAACCAAAATCAGTCATGATTTCGTGAATTTTCAATCTACCTTTTTGAGTCCAACGCGTCTGTGGTTGAGTATCTGGTCGACCGTCTGAACGAACTATTTCAATTGTGTGTGACTTCGTATATCCTCTGTTCATATGTTCGGTGTATAGCACCCACTGTTTACCTACGCGACGTTGTAATCTCGCTTGATGTAATAATTTATTAAGCTTTTGTGCAGACAAACCATAATCGGCTGCAATTTGTGTGATAGTCATCGTTCCGGGTGATTTTAATATTTCGTCTACATAGTCAGCTTTGGGTTTTAGCTCGCCTATTTGTTGCTGTTGAATTGAATTCTGCTCAAGTAACTTTTCTTTTTCTTTCTGTTCTTCAATCCATTTTTTAGCACGGTTCACAGGATCTTCTATCATGTAACTTGCGATTGGATGTGAAAGTTGTCGTTCCATTTCATTGAATTTATTAATGTATGCCATTTTGAAATCGTTGTGACCTTGAATATTGAACATGTATAAAGTGAAACCGTCTTTTGTTAGTAAGTATTCTTTTTGGTTTCGACCTCTAGAATCTTTGTATTCACTAGGGATGATTAATGTCCCCACATTTGGGGATATTAAAATGTTTTCTAAATCCCTTTTTACATGATCGTGTCTTCTCTCTAATTCATTTGCGACTACTCGACTAGAAACGACTGCTCCTAATTCTGAATTATTTTCAATTTGTATTTTTTGTAATGTTTGCATATAAGTTCCTCCTTTTCGTGTCTTTTAGGACACTATTTCTTCAAAAAAAATATCATTCATTTGCTCTCTAGTTAAATCAAGAACTTTAACTATAGTTTTGATTTCTTTGATGTCGAATTCCTGTTCTCCTCTAATTCTACTGTAATAAGCACTTTTAGAAAGTTTCAAGCCGTGATTATTTAATTCTTTTAAGAAATCATTCACGTGCATCTCTTTCATTGCTAAAGTAGAATAAAGCTTCGCTTTGTTCATTTTCTAGCACCTCCGTGTCTTTTAGGATACTTTAATAATACACGACACAATATATTAAGTCAACACAAAAGTGTCTTAAAATATATTTTTATTTTTTCTTCCTATATAAGTGTTGCTTTTAAGATACTTTAGTGCTATATTTAATACATACCAATTAGGAGGAAAATTAAGTATGAAACCAGACATCAAAAGCAGAAGAAAAGAATTGAATTTAACTCTTGAACAAGTTGGGAATTTGGTTGGTGTTGGAAAGTCCACTGTTAGAAAATGGGAAACCGGAGATATTGAAAACATGAAAAGGGATAAAATAGTAAAACTAGCGAAAGCTTTGAAAGTATCCCCATCATATATTATGGGGATTGAAAACAAAGAAGAAAGTATAGAAGTGCTACCAGTTAAAGAAATACCTATTTTATCTAAAGTGTCTGCAGGATTGCCTATCTACGCAGAAGAAAACTTGCTAGATCATACATATATACCTACGAAACAACTTAATTCAAATAAAGAAATTTTTGGATTACGCGTTTCTGGGGATAGTATGGATAAAGAATTTAGAGATGGAGATGTTGTAATAGTAGAAAAAGATAGTGTAGTAGAAAATGGACAAATAGCAGTTGTTCAAGTCAACGGGTATAATGCCACTGTTAAACGTATCAGGTATGATAATAACAACATCGTATTAATACCTGAAAGTAATAATCCTAAACATTACCCTCAAGTATATGGAAGTAATGATGAAATTACTATTATAGGCAGAGTTATATCTAGCCAAAAATTCTATTAGTAAGCGCCCTTTGTGGCGCTTCAATATAACATAAGGAGAGATGTATAATGAAAAAGGTTATATTTTTAATTTTAAGTTGTTTGTTAGTATTAGGAGCGTGTAGTAATGGTGGTAATAAAAATACTACTGTTAGTGAAAATAAGCCTCAATTTAAAAATAACACATTAGTATTAGATCAAGCTGTTTTATATATTAAAGACGCGTTTATTATCAAAGATAAAGAATCTGGAAACAAAGAAATTGCTATCAAATATGAGGTTAAGAATAAAACTAACAAAGAAGAAATAACACCGTCTAGCGTATGGACTGCAGGTGTGACAGTTAAACAAGATGAAGGAAGTACAGAAAGCGAATTAGACACAGGTATGACAGTTGTAGACGGTGGTAAATACAAGGAATGGCTAGAACATTATAACGATACAATTAAAAAAGGCGAAAAAGCTAAAGGTTTAGTTACTTATCAATTGAAAAACGACAATAAAGTAGTATTACATTTCTCTAAAGGTATTGGTGGAGATAAATTAGGTACTAAAGAATATGACTTATCTAAACTTAAAACTGTTGATTATTCATCGAATGAAGATTTAGAAAACGCTTATCAAGAATCTTCTGCAAATGAAAACAATACAGGTAACAACCAGTCTAGCGAAGTTGCTAATAATACTGAAAGTAAAGACGCAAATACTAACGTACAAAGTAACACTCAAAAACAAGGAAATACTAATAATAAAGAACAAGTTCAACAATCTGCACCTAGAGAACATAGTGGTGGACACCCTTCTGCTTTTGGTGGTAGCGATGTTCCTGTAGGTACAGAAAAAGTTGATGATCAAGGAGAAAGTTATATAGACGCAACAGGTGAATAAAAAAATGGGTAGCATGCCTACCCTTATTATTTTTTTACTTTTTTAAGGGGTGATGAATTATGAACGTAGCTATTTACGTTCGTGTCAGGTCAGTACATTAGAACAAAAAGAACATGGTTATTCTATTGAAGAACAAGAAAGAAAGCTCAAATCATTTTGTGAGATAAACGACTGGAGTGTATCAGACGTATTTATTGACGCTGGTTTCTCTGGTGCTAAGCGTGACAGACCGGAATTACAACGTATGATGAATGATATTAAACGGTTTGATTTGGTTTTAGTGTATAAGTTAGATAGGCTTACACGTAATGTACGTGATCTACTTGATTTATTAGAGGTATTCGAACAGAATAACGTAGCATTCAGAAGTGCTACTGAAGTTTATGATACATCTACAGCTATGGGTAGACTGTTTGTTACATTAGTTGGTGCTATGGCAGAGTGGGAACGTGAAACGATTAGAGAACGAGTGATGATGGGTAAACGCGCAGCAATTAAACAAGGCATGATACTTACACCACCACCCTTTTATTATGACCGTGTAGATAATACTTACATTCCTAATGATTATAAAAAAGTAGTTTTATGGGCATATAACGAAGTGATGAAAGGTAATAGTTCGAAAGCTATAGCTAGAAAATTAAACGATTCAGATATACCACCTCCTAATGGCAAAAGATGGGAAGATAGAACAATAACGAGAGCGCTAAGAAGCCCTATAACAAGAGGTCATTATACTTGGGGAGATGTATTTATAGAAAACTCTCACGAGCCTATTATTACCGAAGAAATGTATCAACAAATAAAAGAAAGATTAGAAGAAAGAATCAACACTAAAATAGTAAGTCATGTATCAGTATTCAGAGGTAAATTTATTTGCCCAAGATGTGGTGGTACATTAACACTGAATACAGTGACAAGAAAGAGAAAGAAAGGTTATGTTACCTATAAAACGTATTATTGCAACACATGTAAAGGTAAAAAGGAAAGTTTCGGCTTTGCAGAAAATGAAGCATTAAGAGTTTTTCATGATTACCTATCTAAATTAGACTTAGAAAAATACGAAGTAAAGACAAAACAAAAAGATGATGTTGTTACTATTGATATAGACAAAATTATGGAACAACGTAAAAGGTATCATAAATTATATGCTAAGGGTTTAATGAAAGAAGAAGAATTATTTGAATTGATTAAAGAAACAGACGAAACAATCGCAGAATATGAAAAACAAAAAGAATTATTACCAAGCAAATCACTAGATTTAGATAAGATAAAAAAATTCAAAAATGCATTGTTGGAATCATGGGAAATATTCTCGTTGGAAGATAGAGCAGATTTTATTAAGATGGCTATTAAGTCTATCGACATAGATTATGTAAAACTTAAAAACAGGCATTCTATTAAAATAAACGATATAGAATTTTATTAA